TGCTGATAAATCTTAATCTTACCTTGGTAACGACTAGGAGAAGTTACAGTACCACTACCGTCTATAGTTGCTACTTCATCGTTAATATATATCTCTTCAAAAGATTCTATCTCATGTCCAGCAAAGGCAACAACCCTGTGTAGGTCTACGTTATTTTCACCTGTAGTCCCATCAAATATCCTAGCACCCGCAACCTTCATCTTACCATAGATGATCTGATGGGATATTGTAGAACCCCTTTGTGTTACTTCATAGCCTCTCTTACGTTCAGTACCACCTAAGCTAGGTCTTAATGCCCTAGATGTTTCGTAGGATAGTGCTGACATTGCGTAAGCAGCGGCTAAATGTGGATTGCCTGATACAGTTAGACCAACAATAATTACCGCATGGATTGCAGCCCTTACAGCACCCTTCAAAATACTTTTAAAGCTAATACCCATTAGTTATTTCCTTACTGCGTTCTAGCTTTATCAGGGCTTCTTCCCCATATTATCTCTTTGTCTTGTAAGTCCTCTATAAAATCCATGCCAAGGTCTCCGGGATAGACTGACTTCTGATAAGCAGAAGTGTACCTAGCAACTCTTGGTCTTTCTAGGTCTATTAGTTTATTCTCTACAGTCAGTTCTATGGTGGCTGTATCAGGATTTTCCTGTATGTTCATCTGATCCATGTAACCAGAGAACGTCTGAGTTAAGGCTGTAGTGTCTGAAGTGACACCAAAGTAGATGTTACACACTCTGCCCTGATAAGGCTCCTGTAGGGCAAGAGATACTACCTCAGAGGTCATACCACTAAGGGTTATAGTAGCACCTCTAACAGCAAGATCAGCACCTTCTTCTACAGAAGATATGTCTAGTAAGTTGCCTGATCCTGTCCAAGTGTGACCACCGTAAGAAAGGTCTCCTACCCCTGTCCACAATCTAAGTTCATTAGGGCTATCAAACAATAGTTCTACAGCAAAGAAGGGGGAGATTATATCATCGTCTAGAGAATTAAGTACTACCGAGGGAATAGTCCTAGTCATTATGTTATCACCTCTACAGCCTCAAAGGAGATACCATAGGTACTAGAGTTACCTATCTGCCAATCCTGTACGTTACTTACTAGCCTAAAGACACCCTTAGCATTGTCTACAGTTACAGCATCACCAGAGTAAGTAGCCTTAAGGTTAGGCCAAATGTCTACTGCCCCCGTAGTAGAAATGTCTGCTAAGACCTTATGTAGCCTAGCTGTACTTGCTGAACCTAGTTGTATGTAGTCACCAGCTTTAAGGGTTGTCCCGTCAGAGATAGTAATGGTTACAGATGAGGCACCAGCAGTACCCGTAGCTGTAAGAGAACTGTCAGTAGCTGTACCTCTAGGTTCTGTGCAGTTAGGGTCACCTAATAGGAAGGTATGCACTGGTCCCTGTAACGACAACAAAAAAGCTACCCAAGGTTCACCTAAGTCTCTCCTGACAGGTGGTATGGTAACTGAGGCTTTCCATGCTTGACCTGTGTGTTGTACTATTTGTTGTTTATAAGTGAAGGGAGACTCAGAGGTGGCAACAGCGTTCATAGCACTAAGGGTTATTTGTGCAAAGCCTATATCAGTTGGTGCAGTCTTTAGTGCCATGAGGTTTCCTTACCCAAACGCTTGTTTCATCTGACCACCCCTACGACGATCATCTAGTATCTGTTTCTTGGTCATGTTAGCGATAGCTGGGGCTTGTTGTGCTATAATCTTCTTAACACTCTCATCACCGTTAGCTTGGAAGTTAAAGTTCTGATGAATAATAACGTCACCAGCACCACCTTCTGCCTGTACACCTAGCTTACCATTTTTACCCCTTTTCAGAGGCATAATAGCTTCTGGGCCAGCTTCTCCCATAAGACCTGTACGACCACCAGCCATAGGGAAGGTAGTTGGAGAGCCTACGACACCACCATCAGCATAAGGTACTATGTTACCACCAGAGAAAGCATTACCATTAGCATTAGGCACTTGAGGTAGATAAGGATTTATAGCAGCACTAATCATACCTGTTATCTGTTTAACGACATAGATTTGATACAACTCAGCAATGATAGCCCTAGCCATATCCTTAAAGGCATCTTTAACTGACTTAGTGCCGTCTACTATAGAGGTAAGTGCATCACCCATACTATTAGCTATGGTATCTGCTAAGTCTTTCTGTGCTTGTCTCTGTTCCTCAAATACCTTAGTTAACTCTTCCTCTTTAGCTACCTTCTCGGCTAGTGTACGAAGGTCTTCTTCTTTAGCTTTTTTATCAGCGTCCCTATTCTGGAACTGAAGTTGCATAAAGATTTCTTGCTCCCTACGAGACTGACCCTCTAATCCAAACAAAGCCTTACTTAACTCCATCTGTCTTTCCAGAGCCTTGATTGGGCCTTCCATAGTTGTTGGCTCTTTGCCTTTTGGACCTTCTTTACCCAGAGCCTCATATTCAGCCCTTAACTCAGCGGCCCTTTTGTCATCATAAAACTTCTTAGACTCTGTGGAACCTTCAATGATACCTAGACCCTCTAGGTTTCCTCTAGTCTTAGAGACAATAGCATTTTTCAACGCAAGCTGTTTAGCCATTTCTTTTGTTAAGTCTTTATTTAAACCCAGTTGTTTTTGTACCGCATCGTAAAGTCTAATCTCTGCTTGCAGCTTTGCGCCAGTAATATTTAGTGCTTTCCTAGATTCAATAAACAACTTTCTAGCTATATCAGCCTTTACTTTTTCAATCCTAGCACCTTCGTCGGCGTTCTTTAATGAAAAGTATTCAGCAGAAGCTATAGAAAGTTTATCAGTTAACCTAGCTTTTTCTTTTTTGTGTGCTTCTTTTATTAGCGCATCTATCTTAAGCTGCTCTTCATACTGCTTCATCAGTAGTTCAAGCTGTGCGTCTAAGTTGGCATTAGTGGCCTTTACTTGATCGTTATGTTCGTCACCAGCCTTTGCTTGATCATCCGCAAGAGTGCTTAACTCATCAGCCATTAATTGAACAAGGCCAGTTTCAAGGAGAACACCTTCAATTCTTTCCTTCATTACGTCACCATACTTTTCAGCAAACGCAAGAAGATCATCCCCCAAGGCGGCAATATCGGCAGATGTTTCTACTATTCTCGGCTGTTGTGCAGTACCCTTTATAACTTCTGCTAATTCCTTTTGTACTTGTAATAGATACTCAGAATTACTTAAATCTTCTTTTGAAGGGCCAAACTTAGTCCCTAGGATAAACTTCTGCAAAAAGCTACCCTTTTCTAGTTTCTCAGCACCCTTACCTATCTCCTTTAGTAGCTGATTAAAAGATATAGATACTTCTTTAAAGGTTTCTTGCGCCTTTGCCTTTTTGAGAAGCTGTAAATAGTTTTGTAAGCGTTCCGTAGCAGCAGAAATTGGCGCACCCAATGTACTTTCTAACATACTTGTTGTGCTGCTTAAATCATCTAGTGCTTCCCCAACAGCCTTTACACTTTCTTCAAGTTGTTTACCTGCATCTCTGGTGTCTAGGAATGTCCTAAGAAGCATAGTGCCTAGAGACAAACCAATGCCTACAATAGCACCGTAAATTCCCGGAAGTAGTCCAGCAAGTTGTGTACCCTGTTGACCAAAGGCTACAAGTGCGCTAGTACCTGATTGTACCTGTACAAAGAAGTCACCAACCTGATAACCTACTTGTTGTGCTACCATACCAAACTTATTGGCTTTATTCTTAGCAAACTGAAAACCTTGACTCGTCTCATGGAGACGCTGCCTGTAAAGTAGTAACTCCCTTCCAGCCTCCCTTAAAGTCATGTTACCAGCGGCAACTTCCGCACGAAGTAACTTCTTAAGCCTTAGTCTCTTTTGTTCAGCAGCGTATACCTTGTCATAACCCATCTTGAGTCTGTTTAACTCTTGGGTATTTTTTATTGCTGCTTTAGCTAGTTCTTGTTGCTTGGCTGCATCCTCTGCCTCTTTAATAGCATTAGCCATCTTTCTTACATCGGCTGTGGCTTTCTGGGAACTTGTGCTGTATTCTTGGTAGCCCCTCTTTATTTCTAAAAGGGATTGGTTGTAGGCTTTATTGGTAATCTTGCCAGCATTA